AATACAATGAATGGGAAACTTCAAATAAGTTTGGAACATTCAAAGGCTTGGACTTTCAAGCTATGCAGGTGCTAGATTTAGTTCCTATGAAATCACAGGATGGCTCTGAGTTAGACCCATTCGGTGACGGAGAGGAGTTCTAATGATAGTCACCATAAAAAATGATGATGGTGAATTTTTATTTGACATCAACAAAATTGATGACGAAGCTAAACGACAAGAAGCAGGAGTAATCGTGCAGAAGGTTGGTAATCTTAGCGTTGTCATTGAAGCTCTTGACTTTGCTTCAAGAACTCACAGAGCTAATCTTGAACAGCTTTTGATGTCTTGTGAAGAAGCAAAGATAGAGCAAACAAATGAAGAAGAAACTTCTGAGTAAGTCTAATCTCATTATATTTATCTCCACGGGCACTCTATCATGGGTGCCCATTTTATTTTAACAGGATTAATTATGGAAACAAAATTTGTAGAATATCATTTACCTTGCCCTGATTGTGGAAGCAGTGATGCATTATCTAAAAACATAGATGGCTCTGCCAAATGTTTTAGCTGTGATAAATTTTTTCCAAGTTTAGAAAGGAGAACTATGTCTGTAGAAAATTATACTAAAATACAACCACACACACCACCACGACAAATTAATGTTCATGGTGGAATATTTGCAAAGCTAACTGATAGAGGTATATCTAAAGAAACAGCAGAAAAGTTTGGAGTAAAGGTAGTGTTTGATGCTAATGGAGAATTGGCTCAACATCATTATCCTTTTTATATTAACAATGAACAAAGTGCAAACAAAATTAGATATGTAAAAGACAAAAGGTTTTCGTTTGAAGGAACGATACAAGATTCAGGTTTGTTTGGACAAAACCTCTTCAAAGAAGGTGGTAAATATTTAACTATTACTGAGGGTGAGTGTGATGCTATGGCTGCCTACGAGCTTCTTGGAAGTAAATGGGCAGTTGTTTCTATCAAGCGAGGTGCTCAATCAGCAGTGAAAGATATAAAAGAAAACATTGAGTATGTTGAAAGTTTTGAGAATGTTGTTATTTGTTTTGACAAAGACAAGCAAGGAATTGAAGCTGCTAAAAAGGTTGCATCAATACTTAAACCACGTAAAGCTAAAATAGTAACACTTCCAAATGGCTATAAAGATGCAAACGATATGCTTAAGCAAGGCAAACATCAAGAGTTTACAAGAGCTTGGTGGGATGCTCAGATGTATACACCATCTGGTATCATCAGAGTATCGCAGAAACAAAAAGACTTTCTTAATAGAGAAAGGAAGCCAAGCGTTCCTTATCCTTGGGAAGGTCTTAATAAAAAACTTATAGGGTTAAGAGCCGGTGAGTTGGTAACTCTTACAGGCGGTACTGGTCTTGGAAAGTCTAGCATCACAAGAGAAATAGAACACTGGTTAATAAATCAAACAACAGACAACGTAGGAATCATTGCACTTGAAGAAGACTGGAGAAGAACTGTTGATGGCATACTTTCTATTGAAGCTAACGCTAGATTATACATAGACAATGTAAGAGAAACCTATCAAGAAGATACTTTAATATCAATGTTTGATAAAGTATTTGCAAATGATAGAGTGTTTGTTCATGCCCACTTCGGCACAAATGATTTAGATGATATCTTTTCTAAACTTAGATATCTAATAGTCGGCTGTGATTGTAAGTGGGTTGTGGTGGACCATTTGCACATGTTAGTAAGTGCAATGTCTGAGGGTGATGAAAGACGAGCCATTGATAATATTATGACAAGGCTTAGAAGTATGGTGGAAGAAACTGGAGCAGGAATAATTTTAGTTTCACATCTTCGTAGAATTGATGGCAACAAGGGACACGAGAATGGTGTAACTGTTAGTCTTTCTCACCTCAGAGGTTCCAATAGTATCGCTCAACTTTCTGATTGTGTTATTGCACTTGAAAGAAATCAGCAGTCTGAGAATGAACTTGAAGCTAGAACAACACGACTTAGAGTATTGAAGTCTAGATATACTGGCGATGTTGGTATGGCTACAGCACTTGTTTATGATAAAGACACAGGAAGGTTATCTGAATATGAAGATGATGAACTATTGCATTCTCATTTAGATAATGATATACTACCTCTTTAGGAGAATATATGGAATTAGTTTTTGACATCGAAGCAAATGGACTACTGGTTTGTAAACCCAATGATGAAAGTAAAAAAGAAGCAACTCAGATTTGGTGTCTTGTAGCTATTGATGAAGACAATACAGTCCATAAGTTTTATGAAGACACCCTCATGGATGGTATGACATTTCTTCAAAAAGCTGACACATTAATTGGTCATAATATCATAGGGTATGACCTTCCTCTAATAAAAAAATTACTAGGTATAGATTTGTATGACAAAAAAATTATAGATACCCATGTTTTATCTAGACTTTTTAGACCTACTCGTGAAGGTGGTCATAGTATTGAAAAATGGGCATACAAACTTGGTGGTATTCAGAAAAAAGCACATGAAGACTGGTCATGTTTTTCATTTGAAATGCTAGAACGTTGTATAAATGATACAAAAATAAATAAAAAATTATTTAATTATTTAAAAAAAGAATCTTTAGGATTTTCAAAAGAATCAATTCAACTTGAACACGAAACCACTATGATTTTAATAGACCAATTACAGAATGGTTTTCTTTTTGATGAGAAAAAAGCTATGTCTTTGACAGCAGAACTTACTCAAAAACTTAATGAGACAGTAGACACTGTACATAAAACATTTAAACCTATTGAGACCATACAAAAAATACAAAAAACTTACACAAAAACAGGTAGTATTTCTAGGATGGGTTTAATCTATGGCACAGATAAAAAAATTAGATTGACTGATGAAGAGTATGAAAGTATAATAAATGGTGCACCCACTGTTTCAAGAAAAATAATAGAAGAATTTAATCTTGGTTCTCGCCAACAAATAGGAGATAGACTACAAGAGTTTGGATGGAAACCTAAAAAGTTTACACCAACAGGTAGACCCATTGTTGATGAAACAACTTTAAAAGAAATAACACACATACCTGAAGCAAAACTTATAGCTGATTATCTTTTATATCAAAAGAGATTAGCTCAAGTTCATTCATGGATTGATTTTGTGGACCCAAAAGATACTCGTGTACATGGTAGTGTGTTTTCTACAGGTGCTATTACAGGAAGGATGGCTCACATCAATCCTAATATGGCACAAGTCCCTGCTGTTTATAGCCCTTTCGGAAAAGACTGTCGTTCCTGTTGGACAGTTGGAGAGGGTTATAAACTTGTGGGTGTAGATGCATCAGGATTAGAACTTAGAATGTTAGCCCATTATATGGCTGACGAGGAGTATATAAATGAAATTATTAACGGAGACATTCATACAGCTAACCAACAATTTGCTGGACTTGAATCAAGAGATAAGGCGAAGACTTTCATCTATGCCCTCATCTACGGTGCAGGAGATGCAAAGATTGGAAGTATCATTGAAGGAAGCCAAAGAGAAGGTAAACTCTTGCGAGAACGCTTTCTTAGTAGTCTACCAACACTTAGAACTCTTAAGGAACGAGTTGACCGAGCAGCTGAAAAAGGTTTCTTAAAAGGTTTAGATGGTAGAAAGCTATTGTTAAGGCATAAACACGCTGCATTAAATACTTTATTACAAGGCGGTGGTGCGATTGTTATGAAGAAAGCACTGTGTATCCTTGACAAAAGATTAAAACAGTGTAATATAGACTTTAAATTTGTTGCAAACATCCATGATGAATGGCAAATTGAAGTTAAAGAATGCCAAGCAAATCGGGTAGGGCAACTTGCTGTTCAAAGTATTATTGATGCCGGTAAACACTTTGATATGCGTTGCCCTCTTGATGGCGAGTTTAGAATAGGAGGAAACTGGAGTGAAACCCACTAAATGTTTATGTGATAAAATGGATAATGGACAAAGCGAATTATTCAGCGAAATGTGGGAACAGTTTTTTATTCCTACAGATTATAATTGTGGTATAACTATTTATGTTTATTCTGATTATTGTGTTTCTTACGAACACTGGTCTCATAGAGGAGACGGACAACATGATGTACCTAATTTAATGTGTCATCATTGTGCACTAAAATATAAAAAATATAATCATTATGAAATAGAATATAATAAAGGAGTTAGATGGCATGAAACCTGCTAAAAAAGATAGAAAAAAGTTTGACATTGACCTAGAATATGGTACAATTAGAGAAAATAAAGTAGCAGAAATGCTTACCAATAAAAAAGTTGAAGTAAAATCAGAACGTGGTATGTGGATGAAGACTGGAAACATAGCCATTGAATATGAGTGTTGGAACAAACCATCAGGAATCAATGCAACAGAATCTGATTATTGGTTTCACAACCTTTGTGTTGGAGAAAATGAATATTGTACTTTAGTTTTTAAAACAGATGTTTTACGAAAGATTGTAGATAAACTTGATTACTTTAAAACAGTTTCAGGTGGCGACCACAACGCTAGTAAAATGTATTTAGTAAACTTACAAAAGCTTTTTTCAAGCGATGTTATAAAAGCCTTCAAGGATTTAGAAGATGAAGAAAAAAACAATTGATACATTAGTAGAAGATATCTATTCAAAGATAGATGAATTATCTGATGGTAATGCTTTAAAAATATCTGAGTCAACATACGAAGACTTTGGTAAAGCTATGGTTGATGCTTTAAGACATTGGTCTGTTCCTCAGAACAAAGACAACAAAGAAAAATTAAGGATGTCTAACATTGGTAAGCCTGAAAGAAGACTGTGGTATGACCTTCACTCTGAGTCAGAACTTCAGGAAAAACTACCGGCTCATCTTCAAATAAAATTTTTATATGGTCATTTACTTGAGGTTCTTATTTTATTTTTTGTTAGACTTGCGGGACACACTGTGACAGATGAACAAAAAGAAATTTCTGTTTCAGGAATAAAAGGACACATGGATTGTGTTATTGATGGTGAAGTGGTTGATGTAAAAACAACATCTGGTTTTGCCTTCAAAAAATTTAAAGAAGGAACTTTGTCTGATGATGATTCCTTCGGTTATCTTTCTCAATTAGCAGGTTATGAAGAAGCACAAAAAACTTCTAAGGGTGGCTTCCTAGTAATGAATAAAGAAACAGGAGAGTTAGCTACTTACATTCCTGATGATATGGAAAAGCCAAACATTAAAAATAAAATAAAAAATGTAAAAGCTTTAATGAAACAAGACACACCGCCTGACTTCTGTTACATCCCTGTAGCTGAAGGTAAAGCAGGTAATATGAAACTGCCAAGAGAATGTACGTGGTGTCCACATAAGTTTGAATGTCACAAAGAATCTAATAATGGTAAAGGTTTAAGGGTATTTAATTATGCTAAAGGTCCTATATACTTTACTGAAATTGTTAAAGAACCTAATGTAGAGGAAGTATTATGAATGGGAAACAAGCAAAAAAGATTAGAAAAAAATCAATTGATTTTCTTATAGCATGGTTAAAGACTATGCTTATAGAAGAAGAACAAAAGAAAGTATCAGTTAAAAACTATAAAAAATATTTACCTGAACAAACACATATATATGCTAATAAAAGACTTATGGTTTCATCTTACACACCAAGATGGTTTCAAAAGAAAATTAAACAACTTTTAAAGTATAAGCCCATTGACAAAATTACACATAACGATATAATATAATGAGGGGATATAGAAAACCTAGAAAGGTTAGACCAGTTGAAAAGGATGTACCAAAAGGTTACGATTCAAACTGGGAATATAAACTCCACTCTACTATATTAAAGTCTTGGAATCATCATGGACCATCAATAGAATATAAAGTAGAACACACGTATGAACCGGACTTTGTTCGTTCAATCAATGGCATTGAATATTTTATAGAAGCGAAGGGTCGCTTTTGGGATTACAGTGAATACAATAAATATAAATGGATTAAGAAGCACTTGGGTTCTTCTCAGGAGTTAGTGTTTCTTTTTTCTAATCCTTATGCACCAATGCCACAGGCAAAGCCTA